GGCGTTGACGACGGTACTCCATTCAATATGAAGTACATTCCATCACGACAAATTGCAGGTAACTACGGCGTAGATGTCCGTTACGGAATTATGTCTGGTATGGACCCAAACCGCGCCATCATTGCATTACTACAAATGCGTAGCGACAAGCTCGTATCTCGTGACTATGTACGTCGTGAGATACCTATGGAGCTTAATGTTACGCAGGAGGAACAACGTGTTGACATTGAAGAGATGCGCGATTCTTTGCGCGTTGCTGTTGCTCAGTACGCTCAGGCAATTCCAGCCCTTGCAGCGCAAGGTCAAGATCCTAGCCAAATCATTTCCCGTATTGCAGAAGTTATCCAAGGCCGTCAAAAAGGTCTTCAGTTAGAAACAGTTATCGAAAAAGCTTTTGCACCAAAAGAACAACCAGTAGCGCCAGAAATGCCTATGATGCCAGGCGCACCAGGAACTCCAGCAGCAGGTGCGGCCCCCGTACCTGCCTCGCAGCCAACTCCAGAACAAGGCGGAGCGGCCCCTGCTGCTGGTCCAGAACAACGTCCAGATATAGCAACCCTGCTAGCTTCTATTAGCGGCGCAGCATAAACGAGGGAGGTGTAAAATGAACAAAGGATCACGTGCAGCAGCACCTATGGCAAAGCCAAAGGAAGGCAAGATGGATACTTCAAAGCCAGCAGGCGGAAAAGTATTTTTCGGAATGACTCCAGCAGGCCAAAAAGGTACAACAGTAAAGAAGGGCTAAGTAAATTTTCATTAACGGAGGTACTGGGCGTGGATAATAATAACAAGGTTCCACGCTCAGTACACTTCGCTGATTTTTTAGTAGTGCTCGCAGGTTTTGTGCATAACGTTGCAAGTTCTGTACAGACTGCAACAGAAGAATTAATGGAGATAGCTGTTTACAACGCTAACCGAAACTCAGAAGTAAATAAAGCTTGGGAACAATTTTCAAACGATTTAGAAAAGATACAGGAGGATACCGATGGTAGATAGCCCATTACAAATAGGCGGTCCAGGAAAATTCTCCGTACGTGAAGATTTACCACCGTCACAAAATTACGGTGATCGCAAGGCAATGGCAGAAGATATCGCAGGTGCTTCTACTTCTCCTAAGCCATCTGCTAAGCCAACACCTGTTGCAGATGTGGCACCACCAAAGCCAGAACCGCTAGTAGGAATGTTTGCTCCAACTCAACGTCCTGATGAAGATGTTAGGACTATGGCTGGTCCACCAAAGCCAGCAGAGGGTAAGTTGTCAGATACACTTGCAGCATTGCTTCCATACGATCAAACTGGAGAAATTTCTGTTCTCTATCAGATGGCTTTATCTAGAGGTCAGTAGTGGGATCAACTTCCAATAACATTAAGGCTATATCTGCTCAAGCTGGTTTAACTCCAGCACAACAAGAACAGATCAATGGCTACATCAAGGCTGTAGACTCGCACCAGAAGTTAACATCTCTTCCATCTGACGTTGCAAAATTAGAGTACTCAAAGTTAACTCCAGAGCAACAGAAGTCGTTGAAAGATAACTTTGGTAACGTTGAGCAAAAGCGTGGATGGTTAGGAACAGCACTTCACTACACAGTAGAGCCAGCATTTAATATCGTTGCCGCTCCTGTAAAGCTAGCCTTCAAAGGTGTACAAGAACTTTCAGATTTATCTACACGTGCTTATCGAACCGCTGCAATCGCACTTGACCAGAGGGTTGACATCGGTAAAGCGTGGACTACTGCTAACGATAAAGGTGATAAAGTATTTAGCCCATCACGTATGGCAGAGGCAAATCGTATCTTTGGTTCGCAGTATATGTCTGTTGCACAAAAAGTTGCAGAGGGTATGACCCTTGACCAGATCATTGCAACTGGAACAGAAGCAGAAAAGCAAATTGCATCTAAAGCTGCACAAAAGAAAGATCCATTATTTCAAGACGCACTAGATGCGGCCAACGCTGCTAAGTATTCTCCAGGTAGATTTATCGCTAACGCTATTCTTCCGCAGAAATGGGAAGGATCAGGTGCTGCATACAAAACTATCTCAGGTCTTGGCGATGCAGCATTTCGCATATTTGCAGATCCAACATTGTTGCTTGGTAAAGCCAAGAAAGCATACGATGTTTCAAAGTATGCTTTAGATAATATTGTTGGCGATGCTGGCAACGTACAAAAAGCATTTGAAGTAGCAAGCGTACAGCGTTTTGACCAAGCCTATGTTGGAGCACTTAAGAAGTATTCAGTAGCTCGCAAGGCAGTCAAAGAAGGTGGCGTAGATCCACAGGCTTTAGTGCAAGCAGGTCTTGAACTCAAGCGTATTGCTCCTGAGTTTGGTGATGATGTTATTGAGGCAATGCTTAAAGAAGGTGTTGCTGAGGCTGGCACTATGAAGAACTTTCTTGCTAATAGCGAGGATGCACTTCGTACTCTTAAAGGTCAAGCAGGTCGTCAGGTTCAATTACTGCCACGTATGGATCTTGCACGTCAGACTCGTATCGCAGCATTAACTACTGGCAATAAAGTTCTTCGCTTTGACCAAGCAGGTAAGCGTGTTAGTCGTGAAGTATTCGGTGACCAGACAACCATCGGTGGTGTTGAAGGCCAACTGATGCGTCAGACAAAGTTTATTGACTCACGCACAAATGAAGCCGCAACTGCTAACACTCCTAAAGAGTTCTTGAAACAAGTTGAAACAAATGTTATTGGTGAGATTGAACGTAAGACTGCCAAGCTTCGTGCAGATGGTGCATTTCGTATGCCATTGGATTATGTTCAAGATCGCATTGACCGCTTTGCATCTAAATTCTCAAAGGTTCCGTTCTTCCGCGATAACTTCTTTGACCCTAACGCACCAGATGCTGCTGAAAAGGTTTACCAACTGTCACGTCTAGCTAATACTCGTTACAACTCACGCCTATTTGCAGAAGCATTCAAGGCTGGAGATGAAGCACAGAAGCGTCAAATTATGATGGGTGTCTTTAATACAGTAGCTGAGATCCGTGGGCTTAATAAAGTTCCTGGTGGCAAGAATGTTCTTGACCAATTAGCTAATTCATCACGCGAGCAGTTGTTTGCTCCACGTATCTTGGTACGCGATTCCAAAGGTAAGCCAGTACTTAACGATGACGGAACCTACCGTTATTTTGAGCCATCTAGTTTTAATGACCAACAGTTTGCTATCTTTGATTTCCAACTAGCATCAGGTATGACAGTTCCTAAGATTCAAGATCTTGATGGAATCGTTGACAGATACCAAGTAGCAAGTAGGATTATGAGTTGGTCGCACAAACCTTGGGCCGAAAACTTAACATCTGGTTGGTCATTCTTGACTCTTGCTGGTCCTCGTTTTGCTGTACGTAACTCTATCGAAGATCTAATGGTTCACCTTGCAGTGGGCGATTCAGTCTGGGGCCTAGCAGCAGGCAGACGTTTATCAACTAAGTTACGTACTGGTCAGGGCGGAGATACGCTAGGAGTTATCAATAAACTTGTTAAGCGTTCAGACCGTGCGCTATACCAAAGCAAGATCGAAGCAGCTAAGACTGTGCAAGAAGCTCGCAAGGTTATGGCAGATGCTGTTATGGCAGATAAGTACCTTGGTAAGCTTGATCCACAGGCACGTGAGATTATTGCTGAGATGGCAGAGTTCGGTGCTATTGATGAACTGCTTGCAGGTGTTGCTGAAGGTGGCAAGAAGGGCATCACTGGTGCAGACCACTGGACAGATGCACTTCGTACTGTAGATCAATTTGGCACATCTCGTGAGTACAAGATTGATGGAGTTACATACGCTAAGGAAAGCGGCGGAAACTACCGCGAGTATTCTCCAATTACGGCAGAAGGTAAGATTGCTTGGATAACAAGTATTGCTGCTATTGGCAACGACCCACTTGGTTCTATCGCTCTTCAATATATGTCAGACAGCCCAGAGTCTAGAGAATTTGCTATCAGGCAGATTATGAAATACATTGACTCTCCAGAATATGCAAAGCAGAAGGCTCGTTTCCAGCTATACCGTCCAGGTAATAACGCTGATGTACGAGTACACGCTGAGAATGTCTATGCTGCAACTCGCAATCTATTTGTTAATAGCCAAGATAAAGTAAATCAGAAATTGCTAGCCAAGGTAAGTATTCGTACACCTGAAGGTGGCATTAAGATTAACACACGCGACTTAGGTATTGATGACTTGCCACAACTAGCAGAAGATGCACCACAGTTTATCTCTGGTCCAAGCATTATGCCTATCGCAGATGGTAACCCTGCTGGAAAGATCGTAGGAAAACACTGGGAATGGGTTGGCGAGATGAATGCTCGCTGGTCACGTGAGCCAATGGTTCTTTCTGCTGCTATTGATATGCGTAAGCGTTGGAAAAATGGCGGTCTAGAAGAGCGTTATCTAAAGATTCTTACAGACCCTATCCGTAATAACGCTAAACTAACCGATGCTGAGAAGGCTGTCTTAATTAAAGACGCTGAAGCAAAGGGTAAAACCAAGATTATTGAGCTAACTCAGGATCTTGCTAAAGAGCGAGTTCTTGCATACGTTGATAACCCAGAGGTTCGCACACAGTTGGCATTCACAATGCGTAACTTTGCTCGTTACTATCGTGCAACAGAAGACTTTTATCGCCGTGTATTGCGTGGAGTTCGTTACAATCCAGAGTCAATCGCACGTGCATCACTGACATATGAAGGTGTTACACACCCAGGAATGCAACCAGTTTATGCAGCAATGTCTAAACTTGCTACAGCATTTGGTATCAAGGGTGCGTTTGTTGCTCCAATGCCAGTAGAGTTTGGTGCAAAACTTAATATGATTACACCATCTATGAACCCAGACTCTTTGTTTCCAACATTTTCTGGTCCATTGGCAGCATTGCCAGTCAAGATGATGTACGAATTAGTCCCATCACTAAAAGAATCAGAGAAGTATCTTTTTGGTGAGTACGGTGAAGACCAGCCAATCATTAACGCTATTTTGCCAGCACACATTAACCGTGCATTGGGTGCATTAAACAAGGATGAGCGTGATTCACAGTACGCATCAGCTTTCCGTAAGGCAGTTACCTACTTAGAGGCTACCGATAACGGTCTAAAGATTACAAAGGATGCACAAGGCAACGATGTTCCAAACAACTCAGACTATCTTGGGTATGCGCTTCTTTACTGCGTTGATTTTGCCAGCATCACCATCAGTACAGCTCAAGTCTGAGATGGCTGGATGGGTTCGTGACAACGAACGTACAAGTTTCAAGCAGGTATTTTCTAACCTAGTTACTGAATACAATGGTGACTATACACGTGCTACTGAGGAATGGATCAGGCTCTTCCCAAAGCAGATGCCATATACAGTATCTGAGTCTAAGAAGAACACAGTTGCTGTTATCAAGTACGGCGAAGCAGCAGGCAACTGGGTAGATAACAACACAGAACTACTCAAAAAGTACCCAGAAGCAGCAGCATTCTTGATTCCTAATATCGGTAAGTTCAGTTATGACGCTTACAAGACTATGATGAACGAAGGCTTCCTTGATAAGAAGCAGGTTGGTGACTTTCTTCGTGAGACACAGATTGCAACAGACAAGCAGTATTACTTCCAGCAACGCAAGGACTATTTAGCAACTCTGGCATCTACCACATCAGTAGATCAGAAGCGTATAATTAACCAGCAATGGGATAATTGGTCTGGTCAGTTTATGGCTGTTCGACCACAGTTGCAGACAGAGTTTGCATCAGGTGGAGCATCAGATGTTCGTCGTGAGATTGCAGTCAATGACCTTCGCAATATGCTCACCAATGAGAAGAACTTGCCAAAGACAAAGACAGTAGCAGTCCTTCGTCAAATGCTCCAAACATACGATAGCTTTAGCGCACAGTTCTCATCTATTACAGACAGAACAGATGCCGCTCAGGATCGTAAGAACGCTCTTCAAGCAGGTGCTAAAGCTCAGTTACAAGAACTAGCCGCTAGCAATCCAAATACTAAATCAGCCTATGATGTATTGTTTGCATCATTGATCGGAGACTAAAGTGCCAGTAGGTAAAAGCAGTGGCGTAAGTAAGGTTGTTAAGCAACAACCTACTGCTGGAACAGCAGACGCAACCTCATCTGGAACGTGGAACCAAGGCGTAATAGCTGATGTTACTTACATTACATCAAGCATTCCTACTGCCGCTAATCCAAACAACGTTGAGAAAGCCACTCAGAAGGAACTTATCCGTAAGTTCTTGGAGATGTCTCCACAGGAACGCATTGGTATTGGCAACCAACTCAAGGGTGCTGGCTATCGTGTAGGTGGATTAACTGGTCAAGCAACTACAGATTTGCGTAATGCTTACCTCAAGGCTTATGACGACTTAAACAAAGAGATCGTCCTTGGTCAGCAACTAGACTTTAATACATTTTTAACTCGTGAGCGCGGCGCTGTTCGTGCAGGCGGTGGCGGTGGTGGTCCACGTCAACCTTATACACAGGACCAAGAAATCAATGATATGTCTGCAAAGACTTTGATTGATGGAATTGTTAGAAGCCTAACTGGTCGCCCAAATGCAACTCCAGAAGAACTTGAAAAATATACAGCGATGATTCGTGAGCAACAGAAAAAGAATCCTTTAGTTACATCTTACACAACCAAAGGTGGACAGACAGTTGGATCAAAGACTGTTGGTGGTTTCGGTGCTCAAGAAGCACAGCAATTCTTAATTGACAAGATTTCAAAGGGTGATGAAGCCAAGGCAAACCGTGCTTTGGATGCTTACTCAACCGTAGTAGAAATGTTTGGAGGACTTCGCTAATGGCAGTTAAGTTACCTCCTGACACTTGGATCAGCCAAGTATTAACACTTAAAGGTTTTAGAGACGATGTTTATTCAAAGATTGATGGTTCGCTTGTAGGTTATGTCAAAGATGGAAAGTTCATCCAGACTATTGACAAACTTCCAAAGCTTGATCCAAAGAAAAAGCCAGTTCAGGATAAGAAGTTTGCTGCTAGTATTGCAAAGATATCAGCACTTAATGCTATACCTGCATTAGAGTTAGATGCTGCCTACTATAAAGAGCAAGCAGAAAACGTCAACAACACTCCACAGGAACGTGCTAAAGCAAAGGCTCAATACGATGCACTCAACGCTCAAGTTGAAGCAAAGCGTAAAGAAGCAGGTCAGGCTGAAGTTGTTGTAGAAGAAGAGCAAGGCAAGGAAAGAGCTACTTCTGCTAAGAATAGTATTCCAAAGATCCAGTCTGAATTTACTAAACTTAAAAAACAGTATGACATTCTGTTAGATCCATCTGATCCAGAAGGCAAAGGCCCAGGAATCAAGAAGAAGTTAGATACGCTGGCACAGGATTATACAAAACTCTATCGAACAGCTACTGGCACCCCAGTAATATCTAAGACTGCTGCATTTGCACGACTTGCTAATAACCAAGGAACACAGTTTCCTGCAACTCAAACTGGCACTGCTAAAGATGTAGACAAACTGGAAACTTATACCGTTACCATCAAGGGAAAACCTACAAAAGTCAAGTGGGACCCAGCTAAAGAAACATTGTTTTCAGAAGACGGTTCTCCGTATACAGGAGCCGTTCCTTGGGCTGACCAAACTATTACTTACAAAGATGGTAAAAAGGTTTCAAGTACTGCTGATTCTACAACTGAACCAAAAGTAACATCTGGTGGTACGACTGGTGGTGGTACTACAGGTGGCACTACGGGTGGCACTACAGGTGGTAGAACTGGCGGCGCTACAGGTGGAACCACAGGTGGAAACACAGGTGGTGCAACTAGCGCTCCTTCAACAACAGCATTCCCACAATACGGTGGTGTAGATACAACTACTCTGGCTGGAATCACAGCAGCTAGTGCTCGTCCTCCTGTTGGTGGTGCGGTAGTTAAGGGATACGACGCAGCTCTTGCCTTGGCTAAGGAAAAGTATAACCTTCCAGATATTATCTTTAGCAACGTAAAGTCTTTAGGTAAGATTCTTGAAGAATATGTTAATGGTAAGATTGATATTGACCTATTCAAACAAAAGGTTGCCAACGATCCTTGGTATCGCCAAAACTCTACCGAGATTAAAAATCGTTACCTACAAAAGTTTAACTATGAAGACCTAGTTAAGTCTGGCAACGCTAAGGGAACTACTGATTACGAGCAGAGAATTGCTCAGATTACAAACAACCTTCTTACTAAGGCACGTCAAATTGGTTCTGCCCTTGATGAAGGTCAGGCAAAATTAATTGCCGAAGATCTCTATATCCATAATCAAGATGCAGATGATGCGGTAGTCACACGTCGTTTAGTCAGTGGTATCCGTCCAATAGCTGGAATGGTTGGCGGAAAAATCACAGAAGATTTCAGTGGTCTTGCGCTTCAGAATTACCAAGGACTACAATCTTTGGCTAAACGCAACGGTATGAAACTAGAGAATATCCTTCCACCTGGAGTTGATGGCAAGCCAGCAACGGCAGAAGAAACGCTGAAGCGTTTGGCACTAGGAGAACTAGACCCAACTCGTCTTGCACAAGATGTTCGTAAACTTGCAGCAGTTGGTCAGCCACAGTTTGTCCGTGACCTACTAGGTCAAGGTATTGACTTGGATCAAATCTATTCTCCATATCGCAGAACTATGGCTAGAGTCTTAGAGTTAGATGAAGGCCAGATTGATTTAATGGACCCAACGCTTCGTAAGGGTATTAATGATAAAGGTGACATAAATCTTTTCGATTACGAGAAGTCACTACGTCAAGACAATCGTTGGCAATACACAGGTAATGCTCGTGAGGAAGTATCAAATGCTGCACTTACAGTTCTTCGTAACTTCGGATTCCAGGGGTAGAAATGTTTAACTTTTTTAATCCAGATATAGCAATGATTGATGATGGACAAGAACAGCCTAGAAGAGTTACTGGTCCACGCAATGCTCCAGTTACAGAAGAACAACTTGCTGTAATAATGGCAGAAGAGAACGCAAAGTACGACCCGATTACAGGTATGCCGCTAGATCTTCTCACATCTGACATCCCAGAGCTTCGTCAATCCTTTACTATGCCAGGATTTACACCTGGTCCATTTCCTAAAGCATTTGAAAAGTTCTTTGGTACTGCAGATCCTAATATGCTTGGCTATAGAATCATTACCAATGCTGACGGAAGCCAGCAACTAGAGGTACAAACAGGACCTAATTCAAGTGCAACATTTGGTGCTCCAATCAAGGTTGGCGCAGATGGAACAGTATCTCAATTTGAAAAAGATCCTACTAATAAAATCACTGAACCTGTAATAAAGTCAACTCTAAAAACAGCAGAGCAAATCGCTGCAGAAACAAAAGCTGCAGAGAATAAAGCAGCACGTCAGTCTGCCTATGACTTGTTATACAGCGAGTTTGAGCGTTATGGTCTTGCTTCCTTAGTAACTCCATTGAAAGACCTTATTACATCAGGTATATCACCTTCAGAATTTACTCTTCGTTTGCGTGAAACAGATGCTTACAAAAATCGTTTTGCTGCCAACCAAGCTCGTATCAAGAATGGTCTTCGTGCTTTATCGGAAGCTGATTATATTCGTAACGAAGATGCCTACCAAGAGGTAATGCGTCGCAGAGGTTTACCTACTTCTTACTATGAGCAGACTGTAGATCCAATAACTGGAATAACAAAGCAAAAGGGATTCGAGGCGCTACTTGCTGGAGATGTATCTTCTACTGAACTAGAAGACCGTATCGTTACAGCACAGGATCGTGTTCTTAACGCTAACCCAGAGATTGCCAGAACGCTTAAGGAATTTTATCCAGGTATTTCTAATGGAGATATCTTGGCTTATTCACTTGATCCAGTTAATGCTATTAATGCAATCAAGCGCAAGATCACAACTGCTGAAATTGGAACTGCTGCAAAGCAAGAAGGACTAACAACTGGTCTAACTCGTGCTGAGGAATTAGCAACGATGGGTATTACTGGTGCTACTGCAGCGCAGGGCTATAAGACTATTGGTGGTGGACTACAGCGTGGTTCACAACTTGCATCTATCTATGGAGAAGATGCGTATAACCAAGCAACTGCAGAACAGGAAGTCTTTGGACTCGCTGGTGCTCCAGAAGCACGTAAGCAACGCCAGAAGATTACTGGATTAGAAAAAGCTACATTCAGTGGTCAAACTGGTCTAACAAGTGGAGCCTTAGCACGAGACCGTGCTGGCGCTTACTAAATAAAAAGCCTGCCAATGGGACGACTGGTCCATTGGAGCGATAACAAAACCAGTAGTAGGAGCCACACCACCCGCCCCAAGGTGAATGTGAGGCCTGCGTCAATCTAACAAAGAATGGGAGAAGGACCTATGTCCAACTACGACTACGAGGATGATGACTTCGATATGGAAGACACCAGTAATGATCTCGTAAAACAACTGCGCAAGGCTACTAAAGCAAAAGACAAGGAACTGTCCGAACTAAAGGCACAGTTTGAAAGTCTAAATAAAGCGCAAAGAGAACGAGCAATTAAAGATGCCCTCGAAAGTCGTGGGGTAAATAGCAAAATTGCTTCATTTATCCCACAGGATATAGACCCAACTGAAGAGTCTGTATCTAAATGGCTTGCAGATTATGCCGATGTATTCGGTATTGATGTTGGCCAAAGCCAGGCAACACCTAATGTAGACCCAGCTCAAGCTGCTGCATATAAGCGTATGACTAATGCTGTCGAATCAGGATCATCTCCTGAACACAATGACAACATTATGCAGAAGCTTATGAATGCAAACAGCAGAGAAGAACTGGATGAAGTCATTAGGATGTCTGGACTCTAATCCGATCCTAAAACAGAAAGGCTAGACCACAAATGGCTATCCCAACAGGTACCCCTACCACCACGTCTAGCATCAGCAACCTCGTACAAGCAGCATACGATCAGTATGTAAGAATGGCACTACGTTCCATTCCTGTTATGCGTTCACTTGCCGATGTTAAGCCAGTGCAACAGGCTATGCCAGGATCATCAGTTGTTTTCTCAATCTATTCAGATTTGGCTCAGGCTACATCTACATTGACAGAAACTTCAGATGTTTCAAGCATCGCACTAGGTAAC